CAGTGGGGCTGACCGCGCCCGCTCCCGATACCAACTCCTGGACAAACTTCCATTCCTTGGGCGTTAAGGGCTTTTTGTGCTGACTCAGAGGCTTCACCGGCTTAGACAGGCGCTGTTGAAGCTTCTTTTGGGTGACCGGAGCCTTGTTGTAAACGTCCTTCAATGTCATCTTTCTCTCCTTTTTAAACCTTCCAACCTACCAAGTTTTCAATTCTGTGTATTTTTAGCGTTTCAGTATAGGTTTTTAGCCACGAGTAAGTTTTTTTTTTTTCAAAAAAAAAGTTGCGCGCGCATTTTATATAAATTACTCCTATAAACAATCTGTAATGTACTGTACTAACATAACTCGTTGATTACATTACGTTATTACACCATTACACCTATTACGTCTAAAATAAAAAAAATAATTTATTTTTTTCTTTTGGTCAAAAAGTCTATATAGGTGCGAAAAACTCATTTATTAATCCTTTATCCGTGGTCCGTGGTCCGTGATTCATTGCAATTTACTCATCACACTTGCCCCACCCCGCTCGTCCCGCATCCCGTGAAGCATCACTATCACGTCTTCCACCCTGACCAGTTCTCCAAAACCGAAACTTTCCACTTCAGTCCCTGTACCCTCGGGCCAACCCAAGATTGGCCCGAGGAGCACGACGTCCTGTCCGTTAATACGAACGACGTACATCTGCATCAACTCTCTGGTGATCATGTCCAGTTCGCTGTCCACCTCTTGTTTTGGCTCATGTGCCATGGGCCGTGTTCCGTGGTTCATTCTTTGCTTCATGTAGTTCGTTAACCAAGGTTTCTATTTGGATGTTCAAGATTTCGATGCGTCGTCTGAGTTCATTGATGTACTCTTTGACCAGCATATCGTCGATCGGGGCGGGCGGCTCATCTGTTGTAAAAATCGCGGGTTTCATGGTTAAAAGTCCATTTCTGTGTCGTGTATGTCTTTAAGCGCGGCCGCCTCGATCTCGTCCACCAGGGAGAGCTTCAGGACTTCGCAGAGGTCTAGGCCTGGCGCGTTCTTTGGCACGGCGCTGACCAGGGTCATGGAGTCCTTGAGGCCCACGTCGGGTTCTTCCTGGTCGTACTCCAGTTCGCACTCCAGGTCGATGCAAAGGTCGTCGCAGTAAAAAACGAAATAGTATTGTTCCATTGTTTATGCCCTCCAAACAAAAATGTCCATTGCCACGGCGAATATTGCCATAGCGTAGACCCACACTAGGGTGAGGGTCAGGGGTTCAAAATAATTCTTGATCGTCTTCATTACTTTCTTCCTTTCTTGGGTTTGCAGCTTCAATGCGTTTGACATTATCGACATAGGCCTGGAGCTCGTCAAGAGTGTACCACCCTTCTTCGAGATAGACAGTTTTGTCTCCGATTGGTCTCCTTGTTACTTGTTCATCCATTGCGTTGTCTCTCCCATCGCTTGCACATTTCTCTGACTGTCTTACTTTGTTTCTGACCCTTGGTCCGTTGGCAGACGGCACTGACTGATTTCTCTTTTGCTTGCACCTGTAACTGCCACGGCGTAGGCGCGGGCCGTGGCTCGGGGAACATGCCATTCCATCCAACGAAAGACAACACTGCACCTACTATGAGTCGGTCAATCATGTATTCTTCTCCTTTAGTTTGGCTTCGATGGCATCTGCAAACCTCACCCAAAACGGCTTGCTGTTAACAATCTGTTTGACTTGGTCATAAATAAAAGATTGCTCCTCATCCGTCAGCCCTACCCATGTGCGCTGTGGCGGCAAAGAAGATATGGCTAGCTTGGCAAAGGCTTCAAGTTGTTTTGAATCCATAACCACACCAATGGAAAGCATTCCATGAAAACCAGCCTGTTCAACCATTTGATTGATTTCATCTTGTGTCATTCCATCCTCCCGCTGTAGTCCATATGCTCCGTGAGCCGTGCTTCTAGCCTTTTGATCCGTTCTTCGTTGTACTGGATCGCGGCATTGGCGTATTCGGCGGCGGTCTCGGCCTCCAGCTTACGCAGGTGTGCGTCTTGTAGTTCGGCGTGAATCACCTCAAAGATGGTCTTGGCCCTGAGGATGTCCTTGACGTACTTGATTGTTGTTTCCCTGAAGTTCATGCTTGTCCCCGTGCTCTAATTTCCTTGGCGCAAGTTGTTCCAGTTGATCCAATGAGTTTGCCCTGCTCATCGCACAATTTTGCGCATTTTTCCCGTTCAGCGATAACTGCTAAATGGTAGAAATAGACAATGAATGACCACATCCAAACCTCAAAGGGTTTCATTTGTTCACGAAAATCTCTTGTCTTAGCGTGTTTATATGCAACTCCTGCCAATGAGAGTATTTCTGCTTTACTCATACTTGCTCCTCCTTAGTCTCTTGCTCTAGCACGTGTTTCCAAACATAGTTGTAGTGCATGTCAACAACACAACTCATGGGGCTGCCAATGAGGCTGCAATCTATCTTTTCTTGTTTGTTGTGAAAGATGCACCCTTCACATGAATCGGGATATTCAATTGAGTTTGCTTTTACCAACTTGATGCGAACATGCTTTAGCTTGTCCCCGGTGTGGCTCAACAGGTCTTCAACGTTCATTTCTTCATCTCCCTGATGTATATCGCCAAGCCACTCACAGTGTCAGCACCAAAGCCCTTGAGCTTCTCAATGTGCTGTGCCACCTCTTCGATGGTGTCGTTCATGCCATCTTTGTAGCCTGAGTCATATAAATCACTTGCCAGTGCCGCCCTCATTGCCGCTTGCACCGACTCCTTGCGCTGCTTTGCTTGTCGTTCAATCTCGTTGAACGCTTCATCTTCAGGGTCTAGGAATCTTGATTCAGTCATGTGTGTACACCTTTACTATTTCGCCACCAAACTGCCTTTGCGTGTCAAGCGCCTCGGCTTCGGTGAAGTAAAACATCGGGCTGTGCTGGGCCTTGCGCCAGACGTAGCCGAATGGTGTCATAGAATTTTTCATTCTCTGTCTCCGTTCTGTACGAATTCAATCATTGCTATCATCACTGCGCCGACGATCACTACTACTAGCCCGCCAATCAGCATCAGCCCGGCCATAATCAATACGTTTTCCAGCATATATATCCCCCAGTTCTCTTTCTAATGCATCCACACGACGTTGCAAGTGATCATTGACCATCACTTGCACACGCCACATTTGCAGGACAAACTTCGTATCCTCGTCCATCGTCAATGGACCCAAAGATAAAAGCCGTGCAATATCCCAATAGGAAACATGATTGCGCCAGCAACAAGAAAACCCCACAAACCCTGAGCAAAGCAAGTAAAGATGTGTGTGAGCCATGCAATGAAGCAAGCCAATCCAATAGCAGCACCCCAGTTCATAAATCCCTTTCTGTTTTTGATTTAGGACAGTCGTGCCCCTGGGCCGTGGTCCGTGAGTCCCACACCTGTTTGCACTCTGTACAGCGGTAGACCACACTCTCTTTGATCCTGACCCACCGCTCCCCATGATTGCCCCGGGCTATTCCCATGTAGGCACGAATGACCTGGATCATGATTAACGGGCGTTACCTTCAAGCCTCTCGGCGATCAAGGTAGCGTAGCCGGCAATGTCCACCCAGTGGTCGGTGACGTCGGGGTCTCCGTTGACAATGCGCCCGATCTTGTGGACGATCATCTCAAGGGCCTCCCACTGGTCATCGGCAAAGGTCTTGCCATGCTTGGCCGCGTGGGCCGACAACTCGCGTTTGATGGACTGCATCAACGCCGCACCATCCTTGAACTTGCCGTACATCTCTGCACGTGCGTCAAGTGTCTTGTCAACACTCACGCTCTCAACCTCCTCAACAACCTTTTGCCAAGAGGACTTGACCTCGGGCATGGGCAGCATCTCAGGGGCGACAAAATTCCTCAAGTCTTCCAAGGCGCGGGCGCGCATCTTGTAGACGTTGGAGATGCTCATCTTGTGCTTGGCCGCTGTCGCAGAGGCACTTGCGCTGGGATTTTTCCTGAAAAACTCATAGACCTTTTGGGCCTTATCGGAAAGCTTGGTACTCATGTGAAACTCCTTTGTGGTTGGTTGTTGCAGTTGCTCTTCTCTGTGGGATCGCCTTTGGGCTCCTTCTCTCGAAAGGCCTTCAAGCGCCCATTCAACTCTGAGGTGAGTTGTTCTTGTGAAACCACGACTTCCTCAGTCGTGAATTTGTGTCCGTTGCCGCACTCTCGTCTGCGCCGGTAGCGCATAACTGTCAGGCGTGTCTCGCTGATCGTGGTCCAGGCTCCGCATTCCGGGCAGTTCATTCTTCGCTCCCTGTCTCGACTAAGGTGCCGGGGGGAACAGTTTCTTCTTGCGTTTCCTCTTGTTTCTCTTCACGCACTCTCAACATCGCGTCAGCAATCTTGTAAGAACTGCGTGCAATGGCCTCGGCGTTGTTGTCTGCGTTTTGTATGTCGCATATCTGACCCTTCGCATCCGGGTCGCAACCCATGAAGCGAACGTAGCCACTTGCGATACCAGAGGCAAAATAATCTCTCAGCAACATGCCCTTACTGTCTCTCACGAGAACACTAGGGAATGCGCGAAGCAATGGCTTAAATGGCATTTCATTCTCCTTTCATCTTTCTTAAGTACTGAGCGGATGATACACCAGAATTATCCGTTGTGGGCATTGTATCGAATCTTTTTGCAGCCTCCTCGAGAGCGGCCTCCCAGGCGTGTTGCCAAACAACAGCAGACCACCCGTGATCGTCGGCAAAGGACCGTGGGCCGATGAACTCGTCGAATCGTACTTGAGAAATCTTCATGGCTTGTTCTCCTCTTTTTGTTTCATTAATTCCTCATGCATTCTTTTGTACTTGAACATGGTGTCGATGGAATCAATCTGAGTGGGATTGAGTTGTGCACACGCCAGTCTGTACTCGTCATACAGATGTTGATAGGCCAGGTCTCTTTCCGCCCAACGTATCTTCCATGTCTGCAAGTTCTCTATCAAATCCGCCGCTTCCTTGAGCAGGGCCGATAGGTCCTTGTCCCGTGTCATTTGAGACACGTGCATCAGTCTGTTGACAATCATTTAATTTTCCTCAAATGGCAATGGGTAAAAACCAACTTGCGATTTCATCCTCGAAGTTTATTATTTCTTCCGGGCTGAATGCACGTGTGATGTCAATGCGCCCACGTCCATTCTTGCTACGAATAGAGTCTGCTTCCAGGTAGATGGATTTGATGTCCACCTGCTCCGGGAGCCATGAGCCGTCAACCTCCATGGGAGGCAACCTATCAAAGATGATATTTACGGACAACTGGACGTTTGACTTGTACATGTTTGGCAACCTGTTTGGCTTTTTTGAGACGGGCTTTTGGCTTGGGTTTTGGTGGGGGTGTTTCACCTCTTTCGATGATGGCTTCTCGTTCTTCGGCGGCTTTTAATGCAATCTCGAACGCCGGGTCTACCAGGACTTGCATCTGGTCTCCCATTCCTCTGCCATAGAACTCGCTCATCTCTCTTAGCTTGGCGTAAGTCTCCATGCGAATAGCAACAGACATCCAAGGCTTGATGCGCTGTACGGGCGGAATGTTTCTTCCTGGTTTCTTTAAAGTCATTGACTCTCCTTTCTGTGATCTGGCTTGCAGTGTATCGAAAATCTCTAAAGCTTGCAACAAAAAAATAGGCTAGGAGTTACCCTAGCCTATAAAGGAGACTGATCGAAGCAACTGCAAGAAGCTTCCCCTCAATCATACCTTTACTTGGCCTCACCCCAGCTTGGGCCCATCTCCACGTCCACCCGGGACGGGACTTCTAAGTCAACGGCGGTTGCCATGATATGGGCCGCTTCGCGTGCTTCTTCGGCCGTGTTGACACTCAGGGCGATCTCGTCGTGAACCTGGAGCATCAAATGAAAGCCTGCCTTGTGCAAAGCCACCATGGCCGCTTTGGTCTGGTCGGCGGCTGACCCCTGGATCAGCTTGTTCAGTCCTTTGTAGGTGGCCGCGCGCTTGATCCTTGGGCCGTATTCCACGATGGCCTGCTCGTAGGGGAGCGCCTTGTTCACGCCCCACTGCACCGGCTCGTACAACGGGAAGCGGCATTTGCGCCCCAAGAGGGTTCTGATGGACCCACCAGACGCTGGATGCTCGATCCGCTTCATGACCGCGTTCACAGTTCCTTTAAGGAAAGGCACCTTGGTGTGAAAGGTGCCAATCAACTCACTGGCCTCTTCCACGGGCAGGTCCAACTCATGAGCCAGCTTTGCCTTGCCCATGCCGTACATCAGGCCCAGACCAATGGTTTTGGCTTGCTTTCGCTTGATTCCGGCCATGTCGGCGATCATTTGGTGAAAGTCGGTATCGGGATTTTCCCTGTATGCCTCGGCCATCTTCTCTGCGCCGGGCAGGTCCAAGAGCGTGGCGTAGTGCACCAAGAGCCGTGGTTCTTGGGAGGAGAAGTCGTTGGCCGCCCAAATCTGCCCTTCTTCGGGCAAAAAGAGTGAGCGCACCATGGGCCCGATGATCTCGTGGCGGGCGGGTACTTGTTGGAGGTTGGGGCTGTTCATGGACAAGCGGCCGGTGATCGTGCCACCTTCGTCGTTGCGCATCTGATTCACATGTGGGTGAACTCTGCCTGTCTTGGCGCTGAAGTCAAGGTAAGGCTGCAAGAACGTGCTGTGGGTCTTGTTGGTCTCGCGCGCTTCGACGATCAGCTTGGCCACAGGATGGTCACAAGAATCCAGGAAGCCTTTTGTAAAGCTTGCCGCGCCGGCGGCGGTCTTGCCGTAGGAAATTCCCAGCTTGTCAAACGAATGGGCAATGCTGGCGGCCGCCCAGATATCCACAGTTCCTCCACACAAAGACTTGAGCTCTGCAAAGATGGCCTTCTCCCTTTGGATAAGCTTGTGGATAGTCTGTTCACATCTTTCTCGGTCAAAGCGAATGCCCTTCAAGGTGAGCTCCAACAGCACTGGAAAGGCGGCTGTCTCTAGGTCAAAGATTGACTCGACTTCGTCCTGGCGCATCTTGGTCTTGAAGTGTTGCCACAGTTTCAGGGTCAACGCCGCGTCTTGCTCGGCGTACTCTCCGACATACATGGCGGGGAGCTTCCATAATTCTTTCTTGGGATGAACGCCAAAGTCGGCAGCAGCCTGTTTGAGAGCGGCCTCGGACTTGACCTCTTTAAGGTAATCGAAGCCAAGCGCATTGAGGCTGTACGAGAAGCGGTTCTCGTCGAGAAGCGGGGCGGCAAGCATGGTGTCAAGTATTCGCCCGTTGATGGCGAATCCATTGGCCCTAAGCCAACCGCAGTCATAAGCCGCGTTGTGCATGATCTTGTCAGCGTCAGTAGCCAAGACATCTTTTACCCACCGCTCAACAAGACGTTTATCAAGATTGCCACCACCGCCGTGAGCAATAGGATAGTATCCGCTCCAACCGTCAACAGCCACAGCGTAACCAGCAATGAAGCCGTCATTACGGGGCCATCCCGGCCCAAAAGATTCCATATGCGGGTCACAAGTTTCGAGGTCAATTGCAATCTCCTTGGCGGTGGACAGGTTGGGGAAAGTCTCCGGTGGCATCCACTCAGTAAGTGTTGGAAACATTGGCATTGTTTTCACAGGCGAAACCCCTTTAATTCATTCTTTGGAAGCACGTAGTGCAATGCCTGCTTGGCGCGCGTGATGCCCACATACAGCAATCGATTCACGTCGTCTGAGTTGCGCTCATACTCCTTGGCAAAGCGCGTGGACAAGTCCCCCAGCAAGAGTACGTTGTCCGCCTCGCCGCCTTTGGCTCCGTGGATCGTGGACAGCTTGATGGGGATGTTGCCCGTGAGCTTTGTGCCGCGTCGCAAGAGGGCGATGATGTAGTCACGTTTGTCTTCACCGATCTTCAGAAGTGCCTCGTGCCAAATGATGTCTGGAGCCAAGAGCCCTTGTTCTTGTTTCAATCGTTCCATGCTGTACGCACCGTTGGGGTCCGCGAGCCGTAGTCCTTTGTACCCGTGCTTGATAAAGTCGGAGCCCAAATACTTGTAGACGTTCTTCACAACAGGGAACGGCAATTCTTTGCCGCGTCTTAAGTTCTCCCAGCCCAGGACGGCGGACAGGATGCCCTCTGAGATGCTCCGTTGTCCGTGGCGCTCGAACAGCAGCCCTTGGCTTTTGATCCAGGTATGCATCTCCGAGAGCATGTAGTTGGTGCTGGCAAGAATTAGCCAGTTGCCGTGGCTGATGTCCACATGGGAGAAGTCGTTGTAGTAGTGGATGTGCCCTTCTTCGGCGCGAGCTTTCCAAACCTTTGGCTGGCGCTTTTTGATGCGGTGCACAATTACATTGGCCATTGCGTGGATTTTGGCAGGCACGCGGTAGGATTGATCGAGGATGGTGATTGCGCCGTTAAAGTT